AAAAGAAACGTCAATACATTACCTACAACAGAGACGATACCGGTCGACCCACTTAGTTGAGTCTGAGTACCTAGTATCGAGCTGGTGGTAGGCGACGCTCCTGTAATATGTTGCGAAGAAATGGCATCCGATCCTGTTGGAGGCAACTGCGGGACGAAAAGATCGACATCGTACTCAACCCAAATTTTTCCCCAATTTACGGCGGTACCGTCTGTGGTACAGACGAAAACATTTCCACTGTCATATGTTTTGATGTCGAGGTTTGCGGCTAGGGGTCCACTGCGGACAAACTTCCTACTACCCGGCTCAAGCATAGCCGCTGGATCACAATCCAGGCAAAACATTTCAATCCAAGGCACTTCCTCAACCGCATCCCGATAAGAGCTTGCAATCTGCTCCGTAGAAGGAGCCAAATCAGCAGCATCATAATCAGGAACCAACATTACTGACCCAGGCACCGACGTAGCACATCTTGTGTAATAACAAAACCTAAGTTTGCGGAACTTATACTGTTCCCAAGATTGCGCCTGCGTAGAGAGCCAGGGGAATGTGGATGCCAACCCAGGGTTAAGAGCGAAAGCTAAGTCAACCAAGAAACTTGGAGAGCCAACAACACTCCCGATAAGTTCCCGGTGTACAATTCTCGTCTGTCTTGCCGAGCCAAAGACCTGAGGTTCATAACTCTTCTGGCCTTGAGCAAAAGCGGCAGGTGCACTAGCACCACCCATGGATCGCATACTGCGCGGACCGCGAACAACTCCATTCGTCGGTTTACCTTTAACCTTAACACGCATTAGTCCATTTTTCTTACCCTGTTGGACAACAGGTCTAGACTCACCCTGGCGGAGTGGGCCTATAACAGCTTGGGAATTCTTATTCTTTCGAGTCATTTTCCCTCAGAAGGGATAGACTTCCGGGAGGTCAGTCGGGACAAAATCCCACCTGGGAACATTCCACTCCTCCGGGAGATCTATACCACCTTCAAGACTGAAAGACCAAGATCCCAACAAAGTTTCAACACGGATCTGCTCTTGCACCGTCATGCCAAAAGCAACCTCAAACGAAACCCTAGCGCACATGCTGATTGGTTGTGGGTCCACACGCTCCAACGTGCGGAGACCGAGACCACGCATCTCGCGGCGGACGCGGCTCATCAACGAACGGTCAACAGGAAGCTCCAACCCCTTACCGACACCACAATTACGTAGTATTGCTAGGGCATACTCCTGCAAAACAGGGACACCGAGCCCCAGGATAAGCTCACAAAGCCCAATGCTATACAGCAACTTCGCTCTAGCGCCAACTTGATTGAAGTACTTAACACCTGTCATAGCACAGCTCATAACTTTCCACGGGTTACGGACAAACTTGTAATCCCCAGTTCTGAATTCGATGCTTTGCGACTGACAAAACACCACATTCTCCATCCTGGAGGCAACGTTCTCCACCTTCATCTCATGGCCAAACTTCAGAAACTCCTTCTTCACAGTTGCCAAAAGACGAGGCAAATCACGCCTCTCAATGATCACAAGCACATCATCCCCATCATCCAAAACATCCCATTTCCGACACCAAACCATGAAGGCGACAAGCATGATAATCATCAACAAACAATTACCAAGAGCCGTGTTCATGTCTCCACTCATCCGTTTACCGCTCACCTTATACTTAATTCCTCGACTGGAAAAACACTTGTTGCTTAATTGCCAAGACAACAAGAGTGCAAAGAATGCATCAAGGCAACAGCTTAAGTAAACGGAATGCTCAATGACAAGCAATTCACGGTCCACATGCTGATCAAACCTCGACGCATCAAGCGACACAACGACGGGATCATCGAAACGAGACATCTTCTCAGCGAGCAGCCCAGCTCGCTCCACTTGATTCAAACCTTTCGCAATAGCACGCGAAGGTGGAACACCAACCCCCACTCCCGACAGGGCATACAAATGCTCCTCAATCGGTTTAAGGTAACGCGCCAATTCGACGCAATATCGCGCATTGCGGAATTGAATCGCGCGTGGGTCCGGATTAGGTTTAGCCTCGTCCGGTTGAATCCTCTCGCTTTTCACAAACATCTTAATGGTTGAGTCACTCTTTGATACACCAAAAGACATCACATCATCAGTCGCGTTAAGGTAGCGAGTACGCTTAGCACCACCATACCTCATCGGCATGACGTAATAATCTTCTGGCGTCACAATAGGCAACAACGATGCCACTCTACGTGCAGCG